GTAAATAAACACACCAGCACCCCGCCAATTGGCCACCAGGTATCCCCGGCATTCGCTGGTGTTGTGAGATTCTACACCCATTCCCGTAGGCTGAAACGTGAGGGGGAGTTGGCGCTCCCTCCCACGATCCCGAAGGAGGATTTCTCGCTCCAGCCTTTAAGAAGATTCAAGGCTATATTAGAGTGTTTCCACCCACTTAACCAGCACCAAGGTTTCCCCCCGTGCTGGCACATAGCCCGTCCTCCTCACCGGTGACTCGCTCCGGGGGGTTAGTCAAGCCCCACCCTCCAACCAACAAAGGTAAGAGGTGCTGCCGGTACACATACAATAAAACAAAACAACTAAACACGAGAACGTCGTACAATTGCTCCCAGAGGATACCTGGAATTCCACCAATCATCCTCATCCCTAATCTCGAGATCACCAATCATGACATCATCCCACGTGTCGAATTCATCAGCCCCGGGTTTGGCCTTTGGGGGCTTAACAGGGGGGATTTCATCACACAGGTCAGCCATATCGGAATAATAGGCTTCCACAGCCATCTGCTCCTGGATACTAATACCCCAAGCCTCCTCAAACCCTACCCGCATAGTACTATCAACTTCAACTTTTATTGTATCAGTTGAGTAGACTCTGAACCGTTCATAAGCATCAGGTGTTGTGAATCCAGGTTTCTTTCCTGACATTGTTAACAAAGCTGCGGCTGCAACAGATATCATAGGGACTCCTGGTGCTTGCATCAGTTCGCCTAACGAACTGGCAGCAAGGACTCCTCTAGCCTGATCTGGTGTCAGCATTCGTGGACTTTTTGTTAACACGTCAAGAACCTTCCTAGGATTCCGAACCATGATGGGTCCGAGCTCTCCATGTACTACACGGCTTTGGCAAAATTCGGCCTGGTTCAACTCATGAGCAATCTCAACCTCTGTGACCATGCCCAACTTCAACATGAAGTCGGCAATTGATCTTTGCACGTCACCTACACGTTTGAGATCTTCATCCTCGATTATGACCACACTGTCATCCCCATCGAGGAAAATTCGATAGTTTGTTATCCTCGCGTACTCGAGCCAGGCTAATATCATCGCTAAATTTAGCAGTGAATTTCCTGACCCAGTGTTGATGTCACCTGAACTTCTCTTAGCCATTATCCTATATACGATGCCACCTCGGGAAAACCCCATACTTCGCTTTTGCCAGTTAAGTAACTGGACTAGCTCAGGGTCCCAATTCCGCATCCTCAGGTAAGCGTTGTGCTCTTCATCGAGCAACCACTTATTAACATGGGCATCAAATCTAGAGTGATCCATCAACACATACACAGGCTTAACAAAACTACTGCTCATAGCATCAAGTATAAGGCCCCGTTCCAGGGGTGACCGCCCCTTTGCGATCATAGGAGTGCCATCCACGTTCCGCATTCTTTCATACAGCCGATGTTCACAATGGTGAAGATGTCGGGCAAGTGCTGCATTGTATGTTGGACTACGAAACTGGATGCCACGATCCTCCTTAACTGGTATTTTATCCTCAGCATAAAATTCCAACTTCTGCATCTCTGTCAAGTAGGAATCTTGGTGTCGAATTCCAAGGCGGCAGTAGCGTGCCATTCCACTACCAAACCGCCGTCTCTTCATGGAAGATCGATTGCCTATCACCTCCTTAACAAGGGCCCTTGGTACCCTCCCAACCCTCTTCGTTATCCTCCTCATGGAAGTTTTAAACAACTTCCAGGCTTTGGAGAGAATATCTGGAGTGGGGGTTGCAAACAAGTGCCTATTGTGTAAGGTCCTGACCTCTTGATCAATAGTGTGTTCATGAAGCCCGTATTCTTCATATTCACAGCTTTTATAGGGGAGTGGCCCCAACACGCAACCACGTCGGTTAGTGACTACGTAATCAGCTGGCACTGACTTTATGACACACCCTTCAGCAAGAGGCCGGTACGGTGCTAAACAAGGACCTACCGGGATTTTACGTTTCCCGCATTGAACAACTTTATGGTCTCACCTCGCTTGAAATATCCTTCACTGACGTACTCTCCTTGTTGGTACTGCAGTCTAAACCACCTGCGTCGTAACCAACCAAAGTACGAAACGTAGACACATCCGAGGAGCAGCCACTCCATTGTCCAATACGCACTAAACCAACTTTGCCATAGATAGAATCCATTTGCTTCATCATACCACGGTAGCCAGATCTCTTGAAAGTCTGGTTCCACTGGTTCTCCAAACCACCATTGCATGAGGTAGAGAAATAGGAACCACAACGTATAGAGACCGGTTGTGTGCCCAGGTCGTATCCAGTCTACATTGAAACTAAACGCAGGGTTCCACCCAAACCAAAAGGTGAACCAATAAAGGTGAACCTTGTTTGCATGGCGGTCAACCCATTGTTCCTGTTTAGCTTCATCCACAACTGATACTTCACCTTTAATGGCGTCATTTAACCGCTCAACTGAGCACCTTGTTTCAGGTTTGGTTATGATGTCCGCTAGTGATTCTTCCACTTTCGACGGCTTCACTCGCTCTAAAGCGGCTTTCATTAGGCCATCTGTAAAATCCTTCGGCCAAACTTCGATCTTCTTTTCCTTGAGCCAGCGCAGCATTAGACCTGGGAGCATCTTATTGAATGCTTGATCACGCGGCATTAATTGTGTCTTCGCGTAAATCCATTCCTCGAACTCCCCCACTAATAACTCGTATGACTCAGTGTCCATATCCTCATGCTCATCACGCTCGTCCACCTGAACAGCAATCTCCGCATGTTCAGGTTCAGGTGGATCCGTTCCAATGTCCCTTGTTGGCATCCAAGGGGCAGTCACTTCCGCTTCCATCCACTCAATTTCATCATCATCATCATCATCATCCCCAAGTTGATCTGTCATTGTTCCTTGGCTTACCATCACAGCCTGCTCGTTGGGTCTCTCTCCTAGTTCTTCGATTGGCCCGACTCCCACCTCCCGCCGGTTTTTGCTGCTCTGAGGACTGTGTGGTCCTGATATAGAGCTTTTCTGTGCAATTACGGGCGAGGAGGTTAAAGGCTGCAAGCCACTCTGTTCTAGCATCTGCTGACATATTTGTCGGCATAGTAACTCCAACCCTAAACGGTCGAGGAGGCCGGTATTCAGGTTTGAGGGCTGTGTATTCTGGGTATTCACCTGGACTAGTTTTTCCCTTGGCCCCTCCTTCTTTGGCTTCCTTTGCTGTGCCGGTCGTTGACTCTGATAGTAAAATGGTAGATGGGAATACTTCTGGTGGTGACTCAATCCGCTCCTCTGCTTTAAGGATAATTCTTTCGACTGTTGGGTCGAATCTTGCCCTGTCACCTGCAATTTCCGCTCCTTCTCGGGTCGAGGCCGGACCTGTTTTCCCTGTAAGGGTTGCCTCCGCTGCTTGCGGTTTTGGCTCCTTTGGTTCCGGCTTGGCGTTCGACTCCGAGAAGTAGTCTTCTCCTTCGGTCGCACTGATACATCCACACTTGACGCGGTCAAGGTCCCCGTCGATTGCGAGCTGCCACTTTGGCCAACTTGCGAGGATAAAGTCTGAGTAACATTTGAATCCATTTCGTTTGTGACTAATGGACTCGATGTCCCAAGTAATTCCGTCACAGTGCTCTTCACAGCCGCAGCGCACATCGCTGAGCTTGCCACATCTTGTGCAGATGGTATAGTCGACATCGATTTTTATAACAACTTTAGCTATAGAAATTTCACACATAACAGTTTTAATCGCTTTGGAAATGCTCACGCC